GGTCTAGATGGTTCTTATAATTTAGTTGAAGAAACTGTTGACATGGATGGAACAACTACAGTTACGACCACACAAACTTTTTTAAGAGTATTTAGAATGTCTGTTGAAACAGCAGGAACATCTGGAAATAATATTGGAAATATATCTGCAACTTATACAGGGGGATCAGATGTAGCCGCAACTATAACTTCTGGTAATGGACAAACTTTAATGTGTTTATATACCATACCTGCAGGTTATACTGGTTATTTATTATCACTAAATGTATCATCTGGTAAAGACCAAGAAATGGATTTTAAATTTATACAACGAGATAATGGTATTGCTAATGCAGCATTTCAAACAAAACAATTTTTAAATGTTAGAGGTGGTCAGACAACTGTTATCTTTAATGCAATCAATGTAATACCTCAAAAGTCAGATATCTATGTTTCTGGAAAGGCAAGTTCTACCTCTTCTGCTTCTGCTTCATTTGATTTATTATTAGTACAGGATGGATATTAATGGCAAATATTTATAAAAACGCATTTTATGATCCGGCCGTTACTACACCAGTAACTGTGTATACAGTTCCTTCTAATTCAAGATCTATTATACAAAACATTCAGATTACTAACGAATCAGGATCTTTAGTTGTTATAGTAAGTGCTACAGACACTTCTGCAACAACAGATTATCAAATTGCTTATGCGTCTATTTCAGGTCCTACTATTTGTAACCTAGCAAAAGGACCAATTGTGTTAGAAGAAGGAGATATTCTAAAGATTGCATCTTCTAATACAGCTGGTATAAGTGGTATTATATCAATTTTAGAAATGAACAGAGAGGATAGATAATGCCATTTATAGAACAAGAAGAGTCTTTTGCTAAACAAATTATTGATGGAAAAGAAGTAGAAGTATATAGACCAAGAGTAGAAGTTACTCTTAAAAATTTAGAAACAGGAAAAGAATATATGTCAGATGCGGAAGCAATGGCGGATGTTCAAGATGCCAATACAAGCACTAAACCAGAGCATATTTCAAGAAGTGTGCATGTAAAAGTGTTAAGTTTACCATTAGGTGCTAATACCAACCTTGGTTAATATATTGACTACTGTTCTAAAACCTAGTAAATTACTAGATTAAGGCTTAATTCAAGACTAGCCAGCTTGCCATGGATTTCATATTTGATAAGAAGATTATTAAAGATATATATCAAGTTATATCTTTATATAAGAAGTTTGATAGATATAAGATAAATACTAAAGAAAATCTATACTATCACCTACTACCTTCTTTTAAATTGAATCAATATAAAATACACAAAAACGGAGACGAAGTGATTGCTTTTACCAATTGGGCTTTTTTAGATAAAGAGTCTAGTGACTATTTTGTACAAACTGGGTTTATAGATGACAATAAATGGAACAGTGGTAATATAGTGTGGCATGTTGATACCGTTTGTGTTAAAGATATTAAAAAAGTTATGCGTTGGACAAAACAATATTTTACTAATTTACTAGGTTTGGGAAAACCAGTTCATTGGCTTCGTGTAGATGACAATGATAATATCTATAGAAAAACAACAAGATATACGAAGGAGATTTATAAGTAATGGGTGGTTCTAATCCAGTTAGCAAAGTAATTAAAAAAGTAACTAAACCAGTTGCAAAGGTATTAGATAAAATAGTACCTAATGAAATTAAACCTGCGTTACCTTATTTAGCAGCAGCATTTCCATTTTTAGCACCTGGAGCATATGGAGCTATGGCTGGTGGTTTAGGTAGTTTAGGAATATCTAATCCAATGATACAAAGAGCTTTAATATCAGGAGGTTTAAATTTAGCTTCACAATTACCACAAGAAGGTGCAGCTGAAAGAGGTATTAATCCTTTATCATTAGCATTAGCAGCAGGTACCGGAGCATTAACTGCACCAACTGGTGCAGATACATTAAGAGGAATGCAGTCTTATGCTAATCTTGGAGATATAGGAACGGAAACTGCAACTAGAAGTCTTTTAGAAAAAGCAGGAGATTTTGGATTAGAAACTTTAGCAAAAGGATCAGAATTTTTAAGTGCAGGCGCTTCACCTGAAGCAAGTTTAATGCAAAGTATAAAAGCAGCTGCTCCTTCAGTAGGAATGGCAGCAACTGAACAAGCAGTTCTTGCAGCACAAAAAGCTAAAGAAGATTATGAAAAAGAATATCAAGGCTGGCAAGATTTCACAGGACAACAACTAGCAGATTTTAGTGCAGGAAGAAGAGCAGCTATTTTAGCTTCCATGACAAGAGCAGGACTAGATGATGATACTATTACTTCTACATTAGCAACATTAGGTTTAAGAAATGGTGGTAGAGTTGGATATAGTAATGCTGGTATTGTTTCGTTAACAGATGAAGATTCAGGGGTTATGTATTATGATGAAAATGAAAAACCTATTAATAAAGAACAAGCAATGAAACTTTTTAATCAACAAGCTGAAGAAGAAAATAATTCAAGACCTTTAAATAGAGAAGATATTTTACAATTTTATTCAGATACACATACTACTTCTAAAATATTAGATAAAATTTTAAAAGATAAAGAATTTAAAGATCCTAATGATTATAGAAGATTAGAAAGAATTATAAATGAATATGGAGATGGAAAATATGATTTAGATACAACTAACTATCCAGATAAAAAAGAACTTATGAATGCGGAAAAATATTTTGATAAATTTAATGTTGATACAAGAGGAGTCGATACAAAATTAAATAATATTTTGATGGATCAAGGTTCTGAAGAATTTGGTAAATTATATAATTATGGAAAAGTAGAATATAATTCGCCAGAAGGAATCCAAATAGTAGCTGATAAATTAGGTGTATCTTTTGAAAAAGCAAAAGATATTAAAGATGTATTTGAAAATAGATTAGTAAATATGAATTTAAAAGCAAAGATGAAAGATCGTGGAATTGATATGAAAGCTAATGGTGGTATTATAGGTTTAATGGGTGGTGGAATGCCATCTATGGAAATGGATTATAGAGGTGGTGGATTTATTCCTGTTGGGGCACAAGAAAGAGCGGACGACGTTCCTGCAAGACTTTCTAAAAATGAATTTGTAATGACCGCTGATGCAGTGAGAGCTGCGGGTGGTGGAAGTGTCAATGAAGGAGCAAGAAGAATGTACGAATTAATGAACAACCTGGAAGCAAAAGCATAACATGGCAGTAACACCAACATCAGTAACACAAACATTAACATCACCTATTTTAGAAGGTTCGCTAACCGCGTTTCTTAAATCTCTTGAACCTCTTATGGGTCAACAGATTAAGACAAGTGCCTACGCTCCGCAAATTGCAGCTGAATCAGCATTACAACAACAAGCGAGAACTTCGGCTGGTGGATTAGGTTCATTAGTTGGACCAGAAGCTTATCAAGCTTACATGTCACCTTATCAACAAGAAGTCATTGACACGACTCTTGCAGAAATGGACAGACAAGCAGCAATTCAAAGACAAGGAATTGGTCAATCTGCAATTCAAGCAGGTGCGTTTGGTGGTGGTAGAGAAGGTGTTCAATTAGCAGAGTATGATGTAAATGCTTTAATGAAAAGAGCACAAGCACAAGCTGGATTACAACAACAAGGTTTTCAATCAGCACAAGATCAAGCATTAAAACAATTACAAGCACAACAAGGTTTAGGAACATACCAAACTCAATTAGGTCAAGCCGGCCAAGCACAACAACAAGCTATTCTAGATGCAGCACAAGTTGCAGCTAAAGAAGCTACTTATGAACCATTCACAAGACTTGGTTTAGTAGGTCAACAATTAGCACAAATTCAACCAGGTGCTTTCCCAACACAAAGTGTTGGATATCAACAGCCTCAAGCTCCAGTTAGTCCTTTATCTACTGCATTGGGAGTAGGAACAGGAATTGCTAGCATTGGATCCAAATTAGGATTGTTTGGCTAATGAGTAAAATTTTAAGAAGACCTATGTTTAGAGGTGGACGCGTCGATAGCCGCGGAACGGGGATTACTTCTGGATTAATGAATGGTGGTAGAGTTGGATATAATATTGGTGGAGCCGTACGTAATTGGTTCAGCCGAATAGCAGGTCAAGCACCAAAAGGTGCAACAGGTCCAGCAAGCATTAACACAGCAACTACAACAGGTGGACAATTATTAGAATCAGCTAGACCTATGCAAGGTCCAAACATAAGTCCATTTCAACAAGCAATGGAAGATAGATTAAAACCAAAATTAGTTACAGGCAGAACAATAGGACAACGTCTTTTAGATATGGGTGGAAGATTTGTAGGAGGTAATCCAGCTTTAAGTATGATAGGAGCAACAGCAGCTGCTTTTGCACCAGTTGCAGGATTAGCTGCAGCCAATGCTCCAGAAACAATAGAAGAATTACAAATCATGAAACAATATGGTCCTGTAGATGAAACGTGGACTGAAGATATGATTCAACAATATGAAGCAGATAGAGCAGAAGCTAGAAAAACAGGAACTCCTTTGGGAACAGGAGAAACTGGAATAACTTCTTCTGATGAGGAATTACAAAAAGTATTAGAAAGTCAGGTTAAAAAACCAACAACTAGTCTTGAACAAAAAACAGATGATGTAACACAAAAAGTAGTAGACACAGAAGAACCTGAACTTACAGTAGATGATTATATAGATTTATTAGGTGGTAAAAAAGCTATGCGAAGAGATGTAGGTGACATGCTTGGAAGAGCAAGTGCGGCATTTTTAAAACGTCCTGCAAGAGGAGAAACTAGAGGTATTACAGATGCATTAGGAGATTTCATGGCGGCAGAAGTAGCGGCTGGTCCAGGTAGAAGAGAAAAAATTGAACAAACTGCAGCTATGTTAGATATTAAAGATAAACAAGCCACTAAACGAGCTAAAGAACAAGTTGAATTATTTAAAGGACAAGAAGATTATAGAAGTAAATTAGCAACTGCAAGAGCTAAAGGAACTATTGATGATCAATATTTAGTAGCGAAAAAAACAGAAGGAAAACCAGCAGCAACTGCTATTGCAATTAGAAATAGTTTACCAGGATATCAAAATAGAGAGTTTGAAGTAGTAGAAGAAAAAGAAGCTAAAAATAGACAAATTACAGAAAACGATATAGGTAAAGTTATTATTCAAGGAAATAAAAATGGAACCTATACAGCAAAAGAAATTATAAAAAAACCAGACGGTACAATAGGTATTAATATTTTATATACCGCACAATAGGGAGATAAATAATGGTATCCTTGATAGATGTTCTTCCTGATGAAGATAATAAAAAAAATACACAACAAATTCTTACATTAGAAAATATAGATAAACCTACTAAAGGCATTACGCTAGCTGATGTTGATAAAAAAGATGAAAAGAGAGAAGAAGAAGTTGGAACAATCCGTTCTATTCTATCTGGTGTAGCATCCGGTTTATTTAAAATACCAGAAGGAGTTGTTTCATTAGGTGCTAACTTAATTGATTTAGGTGCTAATACAAATACCGCTGCAAGTGTAGAAAAATTCTTTGATAAAATAAATCCATTTGATGAAGCAGCAGAAGCAACTGCCGCAGGAAAAATTACAGAAACAATTATTAACCTGGGTATACCAGGTGGTATTGCTTTTAAAGCAGGTAAAACTTTTGCTAGGAATGCTTTGCTAGCAAAACAAAATGGTAAGTATGTAAACTTAACCGGAGAAGCGGGTAAAAAATTATTAAAAAATATTAAAGATGGTGAGTTAACTACTTTAGGAAAAGCAGTTGAATATGGAGCAGGTGCTGGACTAGGTGGTGTAGCTGAAGGAATTTTTGTAGGAGATGTACAGGAAGCAGGGACGTTTGGAAATTTATTAGGTGGACCAACAGAATTAAGTAAAACAGATGAATACAATGCAAAAGAAGCATTAAAAGATAGATTAAAATTTGGAATTGAAGGAGCTGCTTTTACAGGGATACTAGGAGCGGGGGCCGCTGGTATTAAAAAATTAAGAAATCAAAAAAGTGGTGGAAAAGTTATTACTAATAAATTAGATCGCTGGATTGATAAAAATATATCTCAACCGTTAAGAGCAAGAGGTATTGATCCTCAAGAAATATTTAACATAAAACAAGGTAAAGAAGGACAAATAGGAAAAGATTTAAACATTGCTAGAAACTATACTTATGACATTGATAGACAGTTAGATAAATTATTTCCTTTTTGGAAAAGAGTTGTAGGTGATAAAACAGTTGCGGCTGAAAGAGAAGCGATTAATAAAGAATTGAATGAAGTATTACTATCTGGTTCTGGTAAAAATAAATCTATAAGTCCTATTTTTAAAACCGTAGATGAATTAGATTCAGCAGGTAAACCTACAGGTAAACAAATTTTTAATGTTGCATTTGATGAAATGGATCAAACTAAATTAGATGCATTTAAAAGCAAATTAGTAAATAAATTTAAAGCAGCTCCTGATGATGTAGAAAATATATTTACTACTTTAAAAGATGTAAGATCTGGTTGGGGAAATTTATTTTCAGCTGCTGGAAAAAGATTAGAAAAAGAATCTTTAGAAGATTTTAAATTATTAATGAAAGAAAAAGTTCCTAATTTTTTAAATTCAAGCTATAAAATTTTTGATGATAAGATATCTAAAACTGGATTTCAATTAGCAAATAATTATCAACCACCTAGAACTATTATCAATGAAGCTACAGAACAAATAAAAAATATTGTAAAAGATAACACAAAAGGAAAAATTATTTTAGATAATTTTGAAGCTGAAACAATTGTAGAAGATATATGGAAGACAGCAAAATTACCACAGGGATTTAAATTAAAATCTGAATTAAGTTTTACAGGACCTGATTTTTTAAAAAAATCTTTTTTAGATAAAACAATGACAGTTAAAGGAGATATAAAATATTCAGATCTTTCAGGGACATCGCAAAAAGTTATAGATAAATTATTAGGAAGAAATGAAAATGCATTGTCTACTATTTTGCAAGGTACTAATAAACTATCCATGGTTGTTAGAAGTAATCAATACTTTGATAACTTATTAAAAAAATCAAATGAAATGCAAATACTTCGTTCAACTCAAATTGATGAATACATGAAACAAGGATTAACTAGATCAGAAGCAGAAAAAAAAGCAATAGCACCTTTGTTTGTTGATAGTGCTGAAGAAGCTAGAAGAGTTTACGGAGGTACCGATAAAGACATAGCCATGGTGGGAGCAACTAAAAGTGCAAGAGGAGTTGAGGGAATGCAAGTTATTGATCCTTTTTATGATCCTAGTGCTGCTATTGGTTATACAAGCAGAGGAATAAAACAAGGTGAGGCTCAAGTAGCTAAAGTTATTAACCCATTAGAAGGAAAATGGGCCATGGCGGATACCGTAACAGCATTAGAAAATGTAAAGACTAGTTTTTTAGGTGATGGTATGGCAGCTCAATTATATCAAAATCTTATTTTATATCCTAAAGCTACTTCTCAATTAGCTAAAACAGTTTTGGGACCTATTACTCACTTACGTAATTTTATGAGTGCTTCTATGTTTGCTGCTGCTAATGGGATTATGCCGTTTGCAGATAGTGAAGCAATTAAACAAGCACGTCAAGCAGTTCAAATTTTTGGAAGAAATAAAGAAGGTAATCAATTGTATCAAAGATTATTAGAGTTAGGTGTGGTTAATTCAAATGTTAATATAGGAGATTTAACTAGATTATTAGATGATGTAAAATTTGGTTCTACGTTAGGACAAGTAAAAGTATTTAAAGGATTTATGAACCGATTAAATAAAATACAACAATTTGCACAAGATGCATATACAGCGGAAGATGATTTTTGGAAAATATTTACCTGGTTTGGTGAAAAAGGAAAATTACAAGCAGCGTATAAAAATGCAGGTTTAAATCTAGGTGATGATATTTTAGATGAGTTTGGTAAAAAAACAGGAAGAATTTTTAATGAAGAGTTTTTAGAATTAGAAGCTGCAAACATGGTTAAAAATCAAGTTCCTAATTATGCTTATGTTAACAATTTTGTTAAAGCTTTACGTCAATTACCTTTTGGAAACTTCGTATCTTTCCCAGCTGAAATGTTAAGAACTACAACTAATATTGTAGAAAGAGCCATTGATGAAATTAGTTATAAAACTATGATTAATGGTAGAGTGGTAAGTCCTTTAAAAGGAAGAGGAATACAAAGATTAGTTGGTCTTGGTATAACAACTACTGCAGTTCCGGCTATTGCAGTGGAAGCAGGTAAAACAATTTACAATGTTTCTCAAGAAGAAATAGATGCAATGAGAAGATATGTTCCAAGATGGTCTAAAAATTCTACTTTAATTCCTACTAGAGATAAAGATGGAAATTTAGAATACATAGATTTTTCTCACATGAATGCATATGATACAGTTACTAGACCTATTCAAACTATTTTGAATGCGGTTCAAGAAGGAAGAGTAGATAAAGATGGTTTAATGGATGACTTCATTCTTGGTTTAGCTGAATCTACTAAAGAATTAGGAGCTCCTTTTGTTAGTGAATCTATTTGGACTGAAGCATTATTAGATGTATCTCCAATCAGAGGAGGGAGAACAGCGGATGGAAGAGGTATTTGGAATCCATTAGATACAACAGGAGATAAAATACAAAAAGCATTAGCTCATTTAGCAGTTACTCAAGCTCCGCTTAACTATAAACAATTAGAAAGACTCGGTCTTTCTTTATTACCTAAAGATTCTGCTGGAAGATTTGATAAATATGGAAATGAATTTGAATTAGGAAATGAATTAATGGGAATGGTTGGATTAAGAAATGTAAAAGTTAATCCAGAACGTGGAATAGAATATAAAATAACTGATTATAAAAAAGGTGTACGTAATGCTAGAAGTTTATTTACTACTGCTACTACAAAAGGTGGACCTATTACTCCAGAAGAAATTGTAGATGCATATTTAAATTCTAATAGAGCTTTATATCAAGTAAATAGAAATTTATATAAAGATATACAAGCAGCTAAAATTTTAGGAATGAATAGATCTAAAGTAGAAGAAAGTATGATTAATAGAGGTGAAAGAAAAGCATACAATGCTTTAGAAGAAAATACATTTAGACCTTTGACTATTTCAAAAGATGTAAGAGATTTATTTGAAGCTAATGCGAGAGAATTAGGATTAGGGAATCCTTTTGAAGCTGCATATAATGAAATACAAAAATTAATACAACAATTAAGTAGAGTAAAATTAGATGGTGATTTTTTACCTGATTTAGAAAATCCATTTAGAAATGTACCAGAACCTACATTAGGACCCGCAGCAAATCTAGGAGTATTACCTCCAGTAGTAACAGCAAGTAACCCAGCTGTACTAGCTGCTAATCAACAAATAGTGAGTGGTGTAAATCCAAAAACAGCACAACTAATTCAACAGTCTAATGCGTTAGACACTTTTATTAAATAATCAATATGAAAATGGAACCCAAAACAGTTAGAGAACATATCGTATCGCTTTACGGCCATATTACAGGTTTGAAAAAAGAATTATATACTATTAAAAACAACCACTTAAAACACATACACGAAGATGTAGAGAAATTGGGCGGTAAAATAGACAAGATCTATTGGGTTCTTTTAGCAGCAGTGGGAACAGTTGCGCTCTTCGCAATTGAAAGGCTGTTATCGTGAAACTATCTGCAAATTTTGAGCTATTTGAATTAATCAAATCACAGGTCGCGGAGCGTAAGGGTATACCTAATAATCCTTCTCCAGATCAAATTGACAATTTAAAATCTTTATGTATTAATATATTGCAGCCTATTCGTTCCGAATTTGATAAGCCTGTTATTATTTCAAGCGGATTTCGGAGCGCGGAACTTTGTATTGCAATTGGTTCTAAACCAACATCACAGCATGCCGAGGGTAAAGCGGCAGACCTAGAAATACCTGGAATAGATAATATGGAGTTAGCGATGTGGATTAAAAACAATTTAAATTTTGACCAACTCATTTTAGAGTTTTATAAAGATGGACAACCAAACAGTGGTTGGATTCATGTATCGTGGAACGGGGATGATAACCGTAATCAAACTTTACGCGCAATGCGTAACGACAACGATAAAGTTGTCTACAAACCTTGGTAATATAAATGAGCGGTGAAGTACTAGTACATAAACATCTTATTGTCCGTGCTGAAGCAGTCAGCCCACCTATGAATCCAGAATTTTTAACTAAATGGTTAAAAGATTTTATTAAATATATTAATATGAAAGTATTAATGGGTCCTTATGTTATTTATCATGATGTACCAGGTAATAGGGGTATCACAGGAGCTGCTATTATAGAAACTTCACATATTGTTATGCATGTTTGGGATGAACCATCTCCAGCGTTAATGCAATTTGATGTATATTCTTGTGGTGAATTTGATCCTGAAAAAATTTGTAGAATGATACAAAGAGATTTTGAAATAACTAAAATTGATTATAAATTTTTAGATAGAGAAAATGATTTAACAGATATTAAAGGCGGAACATTTAAACCTATCATAGCTAAAAATTATGAAAATAAAATTAAAGAAGAAAAAAATAAAGTTTTATTACAAAGTAGAAAAGAAGTAGAAATTAATGCTAATGGAACTTCTGGATACACTATTAAAGAAGGACCAAATAAGGGAAAAGTGTTACAACACATAACCATTCCAGGTAAAAATGTGTAATGAAACTAAACGAAAATACAAATATTGCTTTACCAATTAGAAACCTACTAGCTATTGTAGGTGCAGTAGCAATAGGAGTATGGGCTTATTTTGGGGTCATTGAAAGACTCAATCAATTAGAAACGAAAAATAAATTATTTGAACAAGATTTATTAGAAGCATCTAAACAAAAACCTATTGACCAAGAACAATTTATGCTGATTGAATATATTACCAAACAATTAGAAAAACATGCAAAAATGTTAGAGGATAATGTCCATACAGGTGTGATGTTAAAACAATACGATAAAGAAATTGAAAGATTAAAAAAAGATGTAGAAAAATTAAAAGATGCTACACGAGATATTAAATTTGCAAATGGAAATGGTAAACATTAATGATCGAAATGGTTGTAGCTTTATGTTTATTTTTGAATGATAAAATGATAGAACATTCGCACAAAAAATCATTATCAGAGTGTCTAGAGACTAAAAGAAAAATAGAACGAAATAATGATAGTGGTAATTCATATGTCCAATGTGCTGTAGTGAAAGCAAAAGTATATGTGGACCAACATGGAATTAAACGAATAGAAAAGATTGAAGGACATTAATGGAAACTTTTATAATGATTGTAATGTTATGCCACCTGGATTTTATAGGTCAGGAAGGATGTATTCCTATGACACCTAATCCTCAAGTTTATTATAGTTCTAAAAAAGAATGTATGAATGCTAGTATTCAAAAAATGGAAGATATGAAAACGGTTGCTATTTACAATAATATAACAGTCACACAGACATATGCTACTTGTATAAAAGAGGGTTCGTCTACATGACGAATTGTATTTATAGAGTTTACAAAGGATTTTGCCTCTTATTAAAAGATTGTAAGTGTCAGAAAAAAATATGTGAAGACATAGATAATTTGAATCCTTTTAAGTTTTCTCTATAAAAAAGTCTTCCATAGAAGCTCATAAACGCACGAAATCACCCCTTGACAATACCCAGGTACCCACCATATATTGCATATTGGTGCAACAATTGGGTTGGCCAACTAACTTGCTTAATTTAACAAAGGAGTAGTATATGACAAGTTTTGATTTAATAAATTCAGTACATAAACAATTTTTTGATAAAGGATTAGACGTTTTTGATAACGTATTTGATTCCTGGTCAAAAGTAACTGGTTTTCCTTTTTGGAATGTTGTGAAATATTCTAAAGGTAAATATGGTTTAGAACTAGGATTAGCTGGCTTCAAGAAAGAAAATGTTCTTGTAGAAGTTAATGAAGGAGTTTTATCTATAGAGGGAAAAGTAGATGACGCAGCAGTTGATTATGTACAAAAAGGATTATCAACTAAATCTTTTTTCAAACAATTTTCATTACCTAATGATGCTATAGTAGACGAAGCTACTATGGAAGATGGTATGTTAAAAATTAAGTTTGGTCTTAAAGATTCTGAAAAGAAATCTCAAAAGGTTAACATTAAATAATGTTTCCCTATACTGAAGAGGAGTGGGAATTTATTTCCCGCTCCTTTACACCCTACAACGAAATTCCTTAAATCCATTCTTTTAATTCTTCTCCCATTATGGTAGAAGCTATATCTATTTTTTTACGTAATGCTTTCACAATTTTTTCATCTACCGTTTTGGCAGCAATTAAATCTACATACGTTACTGACTTCTTCTGACCTATTCTATGTGCTCTATCTTCTGACTGTAATCTTTTTTCTAGATCGTATCCGTTAGAATAATAAATTACATTACTTGCACAAGTTAATGTAATTCCATAACCACCTGTTTGTGGATTACCAACAAAAAATCTATAAGAAGAATTAACATCTTGAAATTTTTCTATATTTTTTTGTCGTTGATCAGAAGCAATAGCACCGTAGTATTGGACCACAGAATCATCTCCATATTTTTTCTTAATAGCAGAAACAATATGTTCTATATCATAAATATAATTAGCCCAGATAATTGCTTTACCTTCTATTTCATCTAATACATCCATTAATTCATTTAAACGATTTGATTTTAATTCAGTAATACCACCCTCATCTGTTTTTAAATGACCACAAGTGATTTGATGTAAACGCATCATTTGTGTAAGAACATGAGGAGCTGTAGCGAGCTTACCTTTTATCATAGCAAGGGCCGCGGATTTCATAGTAGCGTATGCTTTTTCTTGCTCTTCAGTTAGTTCTACTTCACGTTTGATATAAATTTTATCGGGTAGATCCAGACAATCTTCTTTTAATACACGGTAAGAAAAAGCTTTTAATATTTCAGCTAACTCATCTAATCTTTGATAATGACTAATTATTTGTACTCTACGACCACCAAAATTTCTATCTAACATAACCGCATATCTATTTCTAAAAGAATAAAAAGAAGCATGTCCTAATAAATCTTCATTTAAAAATGCACATTGTGTATATAAATCTAATGGACTTTTGGTTACAGGAGAACCAGTTAAGATTCTTCTGTAAGTTGCATATTTTCCTAATGCAAGAATAGCTTTGGTTCTTTTTGCGGTTGGAGTTTTAATAGAAGTAGACTCATCTATTGCCATAATAGTTTTATGGGTTCGTAAAAACTTACCTGCAAACTCTAAACCTTTTTTAGTACTAAAGGCCTCAACATTCATTACAAGGATGTGAAGGTCATAGTCAGATTTGAACAATTGTTGATACTCTTTATCCTTTGCTTTAGATGTTGAAGCAGTCCAAAGTACCATTTTGTGTTGTATGTGACTAGCTAAATGTATTGGTATTTCAGAAGAATACCAGTTTCTATAAACACCTTTTGGTGCTATAATAAGCGCCGCATTTATTTTACCATTATCATAAAGCATAGCAATATTATCTACTAATACTTTAGATTTACCGGTACCCATTTCCATAAAGTAACCGTATTCCTTTTTATCCCACGATTTTTCCAACGCAGTAATTTGATGTGCGTATGGCTTTGTCTTAAATTTATAGTTCATAATTATTTTCTTCTTTCTACTTGACAGATATATAGGAATGATTATATAGATGTCAACAGTAGAATAATAGAATGAAGAATAAAATTTTTGAGTTATATAAACCGAAGTCATTAGCAGAATTTTTAGAATTCTATAAAGAGAATCCTGAAGAAAATTTTGTTTATGTATTACAGCATCCACCTGCAAATATAAATATTTTAGGTGCATCTGATTTTGGTTACCTGGTTATTTGTTTACCTAACTATGGACCAGACTCACAAATTATTTTTTCATCTAGTCCTTTTGTTTTTAAAATGAAAAAAAATTTAAGGGACTTTAGACCTCAAGATTATTTATTGTTAACAGGAGATCCTGCAGTTATTGGTATTTCTTGTGCAATTGTAAGCGACCAAACTAATGGTCAATTTAACCTCTTGAAATGGGATCGACGAGAGGCTAAATACTATCCTATAAATTTCGATCTCTATCAGAAAGGATAATACTATGAGTAACGAAGTAAGTAACATGATGTTGGAAGACTCTAAAGATCTTCTAGACAATGTTGAAATAACTACAATCGCAGCTGAATGTCAGAAATTAAAAAACATTGAAGATGAGATTCAGAAAACAGAAGAACTATTAAAAAATTTAAAAACAATGGCGGATGATATTGGTTCCAGGGTTATACCGGAACTACTTGCTGAACAAGGTTTGAGTTCAATCAAACTATCAGACGGTTCATCTGTTTCAGTTAAAAAAGAATTTAGGTGCACTCTTCCTAAAGATGATGTGAAGAGAGAAGCAGCCTATCAATGGCTTCGTGATCAGGGGTTAGGTGACATTATTAAAAATAATGTGATTGTAACTTTTGGTCGTGGGGAAGATGACAAGGCACAACGTTTGTTGGACCTTGCGGCGTCTAATGGTTTTCAACCACAGCAGAAATCTGATGCGGCTTGGAATACATTGACAGCCCTATTCCAGGAGCGTGTCGAGTCCGGGCTCGACATGCCTTCTGATATCTTTAATACGTGGATTAAAGATAAGACTAAAATAACCCGAAAATAATGGAGAAACGATAATGAGTAATGAAGTAGTGGCTAAAAAAGACACTGGATCACTTGCCTTGTTTGGTAATGATGCAGCAAAAGGTTTTGAGAATATGACGCAGGAAGATCTTGCGTTACCTTTTCTTCGAATCTTGGGACAACTATCACCGCAGGTAACTGAAGGTGATGCAAAGTATGTAAGTAATGCGAAGCCTGGCATGATTTACAATACTGTTACCAGCGAATTATTTGATGGTAAAAAAGGTATCAAGATAATTCCTTGTTACTATAAAAAGGATTTTCCTGAATGGTCAGATAGAGGGGATGGGCCTGGAGCACCAGTTGCTATTCACCTACCTAACAGTCCGGTAATCCAAACAGGTAAGAGAGATGGATCTAAAATTAGATTACCTAACGGTAACTATTTAGAAGAAACAGCTTCTTACTATGTTATGGCTGAAACAAAAACAGGTGGATTTACACCTGCGTTGATTACAATGAAATCAACACAACTTAACGTTAGTAAGAAATGGAATTCAATGATGAAGACCATACAAATTCCTGACGGTAAGGGTGGTTTTGCAATACCACCAATGCATGGGGTAGTTTATAATCTAGCATCAACATTACAAAAGAACGACAAAGGTTCTTGGTATGGTTGGGTTGTAAACATGGATAGAATCATGGGAGCAGACGATAAGTCTTTATACTTAATGTGTAAAGATTTTAACGGTAATGTTTCCAAGGGTAACGTGCAAACAAAAGCAGATGTGGAAGAGATCGCTAAAGACAATGCTCCTTTTTAAGTATTGTGTTTAGTATAAGGGGCCTAGCAATAGGCCCCACAACAAAAATAGAAAGAAGTTTTAATGAAAGATAAGTTTAAAGAAATATTTGAGGGGTTAAAAATAGCTTATGGTCAATATCAAAAAGGTGAGCGTGGTGAAAATGGTAAACAAGGTGGTAAGGCATTTATTGTTAGAGGTAATGTTACAGATGATCTTTGGGAAAATCATCTCAAAGGTAAAGGACCTGCTCTTGGTATTATACCGATTACCGAAAATAATACTTGTAAGTGGGGTTGTATTGATATTGACGAATATAATTTTAATCATGCTTTACTTATATCTAACATACGTGAATTAAAACTTCCTTTAATTGTGTGTCGCTCTAAATCTGGGGGAGCACATGTATTTTTATTTACTAAAAAATTTATACCTGCTTCTTTAATGCAAGGAACATTAAAGAAAATGGCAAAGATATTAGGATATGAAGGATGTGAAATCTTTCCTAAACAAACAGAAATATTAGTGGAACGTGGTGACACTGGTAATTTCTTAAACTTACCTTACCACAATGAAATGAAAGGGTTACGATATGCTATCAACGATAATGGTACCGGTTGTACACTTGAGGAATTTTATAAGCTCTATGATGTTTATGCTTGCGAAACAGAAGACCTCAAAGAAATTAAAATTGAAGAAAAGAAAATCGAAGAAGCGTTCAAAGATGGACCTCCTTGCTTAAATAAATTAGCTTCCACAGGGTTTGGAGAAGGATCTAGAAATAATGCATTATTTAATATTGCAGTTTATTTTAAGCAATCTAATCCAGATACCTGGGAAGATGAAATTGTAAAAGCAAACATAGAATATATGACTCCTTCATTAAGTAATAATGAAGTTCAACAATTGATTAAATCAGTTAATAGAAAAGGTTATGATAAATATAGATGTAAAGATGCTCCTATTAATTCAGTATGTCAATCAAGTCTATGTAGATTAAAAAAATATGGAGTTGGTTTTGGGGAAGAAGAAATGCCAATACTAGGTAACCTAACAAAGTATGCATCTAAACCACCACAATGGTTTTTAGATGTAGGGGAAAATAGAATTGAATTAAAGACAGAGCAATTATATATGCCAGGATTATTTGCACTAGCATGTTTAGACCAGGCTAATTTAGTTATTCCTATTCCTAAACCAAAAGATTGGAAACAACATTTTTTAAAACCAATGATGAATAATTTACAAGAGATTGAACCATTAGAATCTTTAGATCCAATTAATGAGATAACTTCTTTATTACAAGATTGGACTACGAATAGACAATCAGCAAGAACTATGGATGATATTTTAAATAAACTTCCCTACACAGATGAGAATAGAGAATTTACTTATTTCAGAAGAGAAGACTTTTATAGTTTTTGTAAAAAGAATAATTGGGAACATGATAAAATTAAAACAGGAAATTATCTTACTCAATTAGATTGTTTTGTGGAAGAGTTTAGACCTAACATAAAAAATCAACAACCAAGAGTTATTAAAATTAAAACAATGAAGAAGATAGATGCTTCTGTTTCTAAAATAAAATATCAGCAAGATGACTTCTAGTATAGGAATTAATTGGCGTTTAAAATTAACTCAAAAAATTGATTGCTTGTCTAAACAAGTAGATAAATTAAGTGCAAGAAATAAATTTTTAGAAAATAAATTAAGAAAATATAGAAATGAAAACAATAATACTAGGACCACCGGGAACGGGAAAAACAACGACACTATTAAATTTAGTGGACGAATTTATTCAACAAGGAATTAGGCCTAAACAAATAGGTTATTTTTCTTTTACGAAGAAGGCTGCAAGAGAAGCAGCTAATCGTGCGTCTGAAAAATTTGGATTAGATGTAGAAACAGATTTAGCTAACTTTAGAACATTGCATTCATATGCATTTAGAATGTTGGGTATGAGTAGAGAAAAAATGATGAAGACAGAAGATTATAAAGAGTTTGGTCAAAAATGTGGCATACCTATTAAGACTGCAAACTTTTCAGGAGAGGACGGAACCTTTAATTCAGATAATGAATATCTTACTATTATCAATACAGCGGCTGTTAAGAGAATGGATCTATTAGATTATTATGATTCTAGAAAAAACTTATTAGATATAGAGCGGAATACTTTATTCTTACTTTCAGAGGAACTCAAGAGATTTAAAAAAGAAAAAGAACTTAAAGATTTCAATGACTTATTGGAAGATTTTATTGCAAAAGAAATTAGTCCAAGCTTTGAAGTATTGTTTATTGATGAAGCACAAGATCTATCTTTAATACAATGGGAAATGGTTAGATCCCTTTGGAGTAATTCTAAAAAAACTTATATCGCAGGGGATGATGACCAGGCTATTTTTAAATGGGCCGGTGCAGATGTAGATCACTTCATTGCATTAAAAGAAGAGGTGGATGATATTAAAACATTAGAACAATCTTATCGTATTCCAGGCGGACCTATTCATGAACTATCACAAAAAATAATAAGCAAAGTACAAAATAGATTTGATAAACAATATAAGCCGAGACATGAAGTAGGAATTTTAAAAAGATATTCTGATATTACTCAAGTAGATATGAGTCAGGGAAATTGGTTAGTATTATCTTCAGCAAATTATTTTTTAGATGATGTAAAAGAATTATGTGAGTTAAGAGGTTGGTATTATCAATACAAAGGACAAAACTCTATTAGTTTAAAATTATTATTAGCATTAAATAATTGGGAAGCATGGAGAAAAGGTTGTTATTTAAACAATTTAGAAATAAAAAATATCTATGAATACCTGGGTGCAAACGTATTAGAAGGTTTTAGAAAAGGAAAAACATTACATGCTGAAACTAAATATACATTAAAAGAATGTATAGAGCAGTATGGTTTGTTAACAGATAAGGTTTGGTATGAATCATTTGAGGGTTTAGATACTCTCACAGAAAACTACATTCGTAATATGAGGGCGAATGGAGAGATGATAAATAAAAATCCTCGTATCATAATGTCAACTATACATGGAGCTAAAGGAGGAGAAGCGGATAAAGTTTTATTGTTACAAGATTTAACTAACGCAGCACTTGAAACATTTGCACACGATCCAGACGAATTACATCGTTTGTTTTATACGGGTGCAACAAGAGCGAAGCGTGAATTACATATTGTGGACCCAAAAAACTTTGACCGTGCTTATTTAATATGACCAATAAATCAATGTTTGATAAAATAATAAATGCATCTGAACGTCAAGAGGGAGGAACTCATTATAATAAATATAGTATTCAACCCTATGCATTTACAAGAAGCAATAACTTGTCTTTTTTTCAAGGCAATGTTATTAAGTATGTGGTTCGTTATAAAGATAAAAACGGTATTGAAGATTTGAAAAAAATTATTCATTACTGTGAATTAGAAATTGAAGAAATGAAAAAGGAAGAGAAATGAGAAGTACCCAAATACCCTTATTCAGTCCGGATACGGAATGGGTAATGCCTGATGAACTACGCGATTTGCGCGGTCATAAAGAAATAGCAATTGATTTAGAAACCAATGACCCGGAGTTAATAACTCTCGGATCGGGGAACGTGGTTGGACGTGGTCATGTTGCAGGTATCGCTATTGCTGTAGAAGGTTGGTCTGGTTACTATCCTATTCAACATGAACTTGGAGGAAATTTAGATAAGAAATTAGTTTTATCATGGCTCCAAGATATGTTTAATCAAGAAGATACTACCTTTATTTTTCATAATGCAATGTATGATGTGTGTTGGCTACGGTCTATGGGCCTAACAATCAAAGGTAAAATTGTAGATACCATGATTGCAGCATCTTTGATTGATGAAAATAGAATGTCCTATCGTTTAGATACATTAGCAAAATTTTATGTTGGTTTAGGTAAGGATGAAAAAATATTACAAGAAGCAGCAAAAGATTATGGCCTGGACGCAAAAAAAGATATGTGGAGATTGCCTGCTCTTTTTGTTGGACAGTACGCGGAACGTGATGCGGAAGCTACGTTAAAACTTTGGCAACGATTAGATACAGAACTTCACAACCAAGAATTAATGGATATATTTAATTTAGAAACAAAATTATTTCCATGTTTAGTAGACATGAGATTCAAAGGTGTAAGAGTTGATTTAGAAAAAGCTGAAAATATTAAAAATAATTTAATGCAACGTGAAGCTAAAATAGTCAATAAAATCAAAGAGTTAACTGGTATTGAAGTAGAAATACATGCGGCAAGATCTATTGCAAAAGCATTTGATAAATTACAATTACCATACGACAGAACAGAAAAAACAAGTGAACCAAGTTTTACAAAAAACTTTTTACAAAATCATCCACATGAATTACCAAAATTAATTGCAGATGCCAGAGAGATTAATAAAGCGCATACAACTTTTATAGATTCTATTACCAAACATGCAGTCAATGGAAGAATACATGCAGACATAAATCAAATTAGATCTGATCAAGGAGGAACTGTTACAGGTAGATTTTCTATGAGTAATCCAAACCTACAACAAATTCCTGCAAGGCATCCAGAATTGGGTCCAATGATACGATCTATATTTATTCCAGAGGAAAAATGTAAATGGGGTTCCTTTGACTACTCACAACAAGAACCAAGAATTTTAGTACACTATGCCAAGTTACAAAATTTAGAGGGAGTGGATGAAATTGTAGATGCATATAATTCAGGGGACGCAGACTTTCACCAGGTAGTTGCTGATATGGCAGGTATTGAACGTAAACAAGCTAAAACAATTAATTTAGGTCTAATGTATGGAATGGGTAAAAATAAATTAATGTCTGAATTAGGATTGATGAAAGAATCTGCAGAAAAATTAATTAAACAATATCATATGAAAGCACCTTTTGTTAAAAAGCTTATGGATAATGTAACCAGGAAAGCAGAGAACTACGGTAAGATTAGAACGTTAGGCGGAAGAGCCTGTCATTTTGATTTATGGCAACCTACTCAATTTGGTGTGTTTAAACCTTTACCATTAGAGCAAGCAAGAAAAGAATATGATGAGCCTTTAAAAAGGGCCTTTACTTACAAAGCTTTAAACAAATTAATCCAAGGATCTGCTGCCGACATGACTAAAAAATCTATGGTAGCTTTATATGAAAATGGAATTATTCCTCATATTCAAATACACGATGAGGTGGACATTTCTGTATCATCTGATAAACAGTCAGAACAGATTATAGAAATTATGGAATCTGCTGTGACTTTAAAAGTACCCAATAAAGTAGATTATGAAAAAGGAGATAATTGGGGAGACATTAAATAATGTCTTATCTCAATGCAAATATCCCACCTATCTACTGCAATGTAAGGAAGGAATATCTTTATGACTTTAAACAACATCATGGTGAAAGTGAAGAGTGTGTTATTTTTGGTTTGGCAAGCATTACAGGGCGTGCCTTATTATTTCACATCCTACTCCCGAACGGTGCGGTCTACTATCGATTGCCTATCAGCGCGTTTTTCCAAAAACGTTTTTCTAGATCCGAAGTGCCCGATATGTCAATTGACTCGTTACAATTGTGGAATTGTTTTAGTTATTATCCTGCTATTACTACTTTTGATTTTTTAGGGGGACAACGTGGAAAATTCTTGGACAAAAGTAAAAAGTTTCTTGAAGCTGAATATTGCTTTACTGTTGATTGGGCATCGCCTGAAAGTAATATCTTGGATACAGATCATAGCGAAGTACCTCAAGAGCACAAGTGTGCACATGTTTTGGCTCTTTATAACGGTAATTATGCAGCTATGCCTAACAATCGTATTTTGTGGAACATTCCTCATTATACTACTTCTAGTACCATTCCAGATTATAAAGTCCAAACTACAGTCTGGAACGTAGAAAACAAAGGTTGGATAACAGAGGATAGTGATGTTATGTTCTATGATATTAATGAAACGTAAAAAGAAAACTAAAATAAAAGAAGAAGAAAATATTTTTGGATTTGAAGTAGATGTTGCTAAAGGTGTTTGTCCTTACTGTAAAGAAAATACTGTTTTAATATCTATTGTTAAAAATTATTATCGTTGTGGAACTTGCGGAGAGGATACAGAACAATATATAAATGGTTCTATTAAATATTTACCTTTAAATATAAAAATAGGAGATCTAAAATTACATGGCGAAAAAAAGTAAAGACGCAGTTTTTTTACAAAGAAAAAATATCAAAAGGCCTGGTAGGCATTCAAAAAAACACAAGGGGCCCAAAAGATCAGAACGCGGCCAAGGTCACCCAGGTTAATAATTGCTGCCCGCCCTGAAGAAATCAGGACGAGCAAACAAAAGGTGTGAGAAGAGAATTTCTTTATACCTTAAAAATTAATTAGTTGCAAGGACTTGTTTTTGTGTTATAACTTCCCATATAAAACAAACAACAAAACAGAAAGTGAGAAACAAATGGCAGATCCAAATAAATTCAAATCAGTATCCGTACCTATAGAAACCTATAAGAAGCTTAACTTTTTAGCGGATGGAAAGTTTTTAGATGCACAGCTTACGATTAGTAAAACAATCGAAGCACTTGCTTCAAGAGCGGCAAAAAAATTAGGTTACAAAAATGGTAATGGCAAATTATGAGTCAAAATATTATTTGTCCGGAATGTAAAGGTAATGGTTTTGTGTGGGTAACTGCACCGGAGCCTAAAAAAGATAGGTGGGCAATTGATTGTAAGCATTGCGATAACCAGGGTGAATTAAAAACAAACGAAGAGGAAAAAATATGAAACATATCGTAGGTTATTATTGGGACGGAAAGGAACATTATGTTATTTACCAAGATGAAGACGGTAATACGAACATGGTTTTGGAATCAAATTAGTAACCTAGGTTGTTACTTATCAAATGTAAGTTGGAGAAAATTGTATCGTGACTACCAATCCAGTCGCAAAGCACTTAAATAAATTTAATAAGGCGAAGCGCATTGAAGATAAAAGATATAAAAAACAATTAAAACGAATGGAGAAAGAAGTACAACAGGTGAAACATATGCAAAGGACAATCTATCAACATGATTAATATTCCTATTAGTGATGAGTTAAGAGATTACGCCTGGAAACAAGTATCTATTAAAAATTTTGGTAACCGTCGTAGTGGGTTCAATGGTAGTAAAGAAAAACAATACACCGGCATTCTGGGTGAATGTATTTTGTACCAGGTTATTTATAATCGTTTACCGACCTATGATAGCGGATCGGTGATCGCGGATATAGTTGTTAATGATAAAACCATAGATATTAAAACCATGGCAAGAAATGTAGATATGAAAGATTTTTATGTTCACAATTTTGTTGGTTATCAAAAAGATAGTAAGAATGATATTTTACTTTTTATTAGTATTAATAAAAAAACAAAAGTAGCACAGATTTGTGGGTGGTTACCTAAAGAAACTTTTTTACAACAAGCAAATTTTTTTGATAAAGGTAGTGTACGAACTAGATCGGACGGCACTAGCTTTACTACTATGGCCCCGTTGTATGAAATAGAAAATAATAAATTACATAAAATTACTTCTGTAGAAGATTTACGAAAACTATAATGAACTCATTGAAAAAAAAAGAATACAACAAACGATACTGGGAAAAGAATAAAGAACGATTAAAAATAAAAAACAGAGAACGAGGCAAAAGATATCGTGCAGATCCTAAAAATAAAGAAAAAATAAGAGAAAGTAATAGAAAATATGCAATAAAAAACAGAAAAAAAATACTTGCATATCACGCAAAATATAGAAAAAAAAATAAAGAAAAAATTAATCAAGGAGGTAAAGAATGGTATTATAAAAATAAAGAAAAAGTTAGAGCAAGACAAAGAATTTATGAACGAATAAGAAGAAACACTTTACATTTTAAAATAAAAGATAATATGCGTAAAAGAATTAAAACTGCATTAAAAAAAGATAATGGAAAAAAAACAAAAAGAACTATGAAATTAGTAGGTTGCACCGTTGAACAATTAAAACAACATATAGAAAAACAATTTAAACCAGGAATGAGTTGGGAACAAAGGGATTCGTTTCATATTGATCACATCATACCTTGCGCCAGTTTTGATCTAACTAAATTATCGGAACAAAAAAAATGTTTTCATTACACTAATTTACAACCCCTCTATCCCATAGAGAATATAAAAAAAGGAGCGAAGTTAAACTATGAAATGGAATAAAAAATTTATCTACCCTAAATCACAACGAGAAATTATCAATGGAAAGCGACACTATGATATTAAAGCACAAAAATTACCGTCGGTTACTACGATACTATCTGCAACGCAATCTGAAGCGAAGCAAGCTTCATTAGCAGCGTGGCGTGCCAGAGTAGGAGAGGATCAAGCAACGCGGATCGTGGATGATGCTGCGACCAGGGGGACAGCGATGCATAAAATTCTGGAAGAATATATTCAGGGCCAAGGTTATTTGGATTTAACTCCGACCGGACTGAATGCACACAACATGGCTATTCAAGTAATTCAAAATGGATTGTCCAATGTCACCGAGTATTATGGCCTCGAAGCAACGTTATATTATCCAGGACTATACGCAGGTGCTACCGATATGGTGGGAGTGCATAAAGGACAGGACGCTATTATTGATTTTAAACAAACCAATAAACCAAAAAAGAGAGAATGGATTGAAGATTATTGTTTGCAATTAGCAGGGTATGCCATGGCGCATAATTTTATTTATAAAACTTCTATCACCAAAGGTGTGATTATGATGTGTAGTAAAGATAATTATTATCAAGAGTTTGTGATAGAGGGAGCCGAGTTACAAAAATATAAACATGAATTTTTACGAAAGGTAGCTCAATATTATAAAATGCAAGATGAAGGGGCTCTTGACAATAATGCCGTATAAAAACTCTATTAAACAAAAAGAAAATGTAAGAAAAAATTATTTAAAAAGAAAAAAAGAAAATTACCAATTATGGTTAGAAAAATCACGTATTTATTGTAAAAAATATTATTTAAAAAATAAAGAAAAAGAAAATAAAAGAGTTAAGTTATATAGATTAAAAAATAAAGAAAAAATTAAAATTACAATGAATAAATATTACAGAAATAGAAGAAAAAAGGATATGGCTTGGAGACTTTTGGTAAATGTTAGAACAAGAATAAATCATGCTTTAAAAGGAACGGTTAAAAAATCTAATAAAACAAAAAAATTAATAGGTATTTCAGTAGAAGGATTAGTTAAATATATTGAAAGTAAATTTTTACCAGGTATGAGTTGGAAAAAACGTCATTTAATTCATATTGATCATATTAGACCATGTGCTAGTTTTGATTTAACGGACCCAAAACAACAAGCCATATGTTTTCATTACACTAATCTACAACCATTGTGGGCTATAGATAACTTAAAGAAAGGAGCAAAACATGAAACAACTAATGCACGAGTTGAGTAACTTATATAAAGCATTTACTAATGCTGAAAACGAGGAGATCAAACAAATGTGGGAGAAAAAATGGTATGAAAAAGTTACAATCATTGCCAATGAAATTATAAAAGAAAAGGAAAAGTCATGCGATTAAGAGATTTACAGTCCGTTTTGGGAAAGTTTACCGATAATGAAAAAGGAACGATTATATCGGATTGTCCTATTTATATTGAAACATTAGACGGTCATCTGGAAGAGGTGAGAAAAATAGAACTACAACAAAATCAAATTATAGGTAGTCCGGAGCCTGCTAGGGTTGTATTAAAATCTGAAAATTTAAAAAGGTGGAAGTCACACACGTTTAACGGTAGGAAGTAGGGATTAAAGGGGTCTTTATTGAGGTAAAGACCCCTTAATTTTTGATGAATTACTCGTCGTCTTCGTCTTCTACCTCATCGTCCCAATCTTCTTGCTCCTCACAAGCTTTATCTCTGATTGTTTCGATGTCTTGTTCGATTCTATCTAGGATATCCTCGATCGTTTCTTCCTTTTTTCTTGGCATTATAGTGCTCCTATGTTGTTGTTGAGGGGTCAAACGATACGCGTTCCGCGGTCGGGTGACAAGTAAAATGTTATGCTGAAAATGGAGCGGGGAGCGCGGAGCGTTGATTTCATTATCTTTTATTTATTATAGTAAACATTTGTTTACTATCGTTGCCAGGTATAAGTGGAAGTTAGGGGTCATGTTTTTTTTTTAAAAAAAATTTTTTTTAGGCTGGCAGAGTGGCAAATGTCTTAAAAATCGATTATAAGTGTTGGTATTAAACAAAAAAAGCTTGCCAGAGCAGTCATTTTGCAGTGGCAAGGTCTGGCAAATCTGTTGGTATTATTAGCTTTTTTGATTTTTCGTGTTGGCAAGAAATCAATATGTTAAAAAAGTCAATCAAATAGCCATTTCTCCGTACTCTGCGCGCGCGACCTTTTTTGTTTTTTAAAAAACTTTATAGGGGTCAAAATCCTCCTTATGTGTTAGAAACTGAAATGCCTGGCAAAAATAAAAAATCTAAATATCAATCTTTATTGATAAGCAAGAAAAGATATTACTTCTATAAAATAACTTGGCTTGATATTGTTGGTGATTCTGGACATGCAAACTCTGAAGAGTTTATGAAATTGAATCCTGCAGTCATGGTTAGTTATGGTTATATCTTTAGCAAAGATAAAACTTGTATTAGAAGTTTTGCAAGTTATGATAGTAAGGAAGAAGCATTTAGTGATAGGAATGTATATCCAACTGGATGTGTTATTAAGTTAGAAAAAATAAATATATGAAAAATACTACGTTAACGAAAAATATGCCTAACGTAAAATGGAATCAGTTACCACCTACCAAAGGCCCAGACTCACAAGGTCTGCAACCAAAGAGATTTAAAACTATTTTATCTCTAAAGAAAAAGGAAACTAAATGATAAAGTTTTTAGGAAAAATTAAAAGCAACGTTCACTTTTTATGGACTAAAATAAATAATCCATTTAATCAGACTCAAGGTCTTTCTTTATTTGTAATTGTGATTCTGTTGTTGATTCTTCTGTATAGATAGGTTCTTCTTCAGCAGTAATATTAATTATATTTTTGTGATCTTCTAAAATTTGTTTCATTTTAGATTGTAATTCTTCTTCACTTAATTGATCTAAATTACCTGTCATTACTAATTTTTGATCAACATATAATCCTCCGGCCTTTCCCCTTGCTATCTCTGCATTAATCGCAGCACTCCAGGCCCCTTTTTTCTGCGCCTCATCTCTTAACTTCGCTAGTTCACCTAAATGTTTTTGAAAAGTAATTCCGTATTTTTCTTGAACCTCTGCTCGTAACTCATTTATATATCTTACAACTAATGGTGAGTATTTAGGACTACGGAGCTCGCTCGCAGCCTGTCTTGGTCTTGTTTTGTATCCTGCTTCAAATGCGCATTCCGCAGGCGACATTCTGCCCTCGTTGTAAACTAACAACTCTGCGAATTTGATTTGTTTTTCTGTAAGTTTTGCGGGTACTCCCATAATAATTTGACTTTTATCGTACATTGGCGTATAGTTCAACTACTATTTGTAGTGTTTCATTATGAGGGGTTGGCTTACGAAGTATAACCTTGTTAAGTAGTACGGAAACTGAACCCCTCGTAAAAATTAAGACTTATATCTATTTTTAAAAACTTCTATTAAATCCATAATGTAAACAAATTCAGCCCCTGGGTTTTTGTCAGACCAATCTATTTCAGAATTTGTTACACACACTTCTATAATTTCATTTAATAATTCTTCTGTACTTCTATTCATTATGCTTGTCACTCCTCCATTTCAGTTATAGTTATTTCTGCCCGTTCCTCTAAATTTAGAACGCTTTCAAGTTCACAATTTATAAGTTCATGATTATGTAAATGATAAAATACAACTTCGTCATTTTTTTTACATTTTTTTAACATGGTCATTAGTTCTTTTACTTGCATGCTTGTGCCTTTTCTTTTTGCTCGTCAGCTTGTGCCCTATGTTGATTTGATTTTTTTTCACCGCACTCTAATTCTAAAAAAGTAAAACCGTCTAATTTTTCCTCTTTAGCCCCCAGGCCCAATAATAGGGCCCGAAGTTCCTCCACTGAATTAATCATAACAATTAAAATCCTCCTCATTAACATACATATCAAAGCCGTATTGATCTAAACTTCCTTTGTATCCTATTTTATTTAATGCGGACTGGAGCCAGTCAATGTCCCCGGCGCTCCAATATTTTTCAAAAATAGATACAAATTTATTTTTAAATTCACCCGGCAATGGTGGGTAAAAATTACTGTCTAAATGCATCCTCAAACTATGCGCTTTTTTCATTGTTTCCTTTCTGTTTATTAATCTAATAAAGTATAATATTCTTGAGTGAAATGTTTTTGAAACCAGGTTATGCATTTTTGCATAGTTTTATAATCACCATTTATTTCTGCATTTTTTATTTTAACGTATACACCCCTGGCAAACCTCGGTAGCTTGCACACTTCACCGCTATACGGGTTCATTTCTTCAACTATTTCACAATCATTATATAAAACATCACACGGAAGTTTTATTTTTTTGTTATTATATACTATTGTTTCTTTCATTTTTTCCTTTCCGTTTAGTGGGGTAACATTTAAAAATTAAATATTACCCCGGTTCCAGTATTTTAGCTTGTAATTAAAAACTTCACTTGATTATACAATGTTACTCAAATTTAATTACAATACAGGTTTTCTGTATCACCTTTTTTTAATGTTGCGGGTGTGTATCTCAACAATAGAGCGAATACCCACGCGATCAAAAAACTTTTAAACATCTAAAACAAACCCCGTTTTATCGTGCCTTGCTTTACCTTTAGCATATAGACCGGCAATAATATTTTTAGGGTCTTTAAATCTAACATCAGACTCATCAGCATTAATAACTTTATAGCCATTAAATTTTTTAGGAAGTTTTTCAGTTCTAAATACAGCTGAAATATTGCCCCCTCTTTTTAAAATATCAAAAGCCTGGGTTTTGTTGTCCTCGTTTAATGAATATGTTAAATGATAATTACTAGGGTATTCACCATTAGCCCACTTCAGAGCGCGTTTATAAATTTTGGTATAATCATAAAATTGTACTTCTGGAAACTTTTCAAAAATACCGTGACGCTCCCAGGATATATCCGACGTTCCGTTTAATCTTACAGCAGGCTGAAAGCCTTTTTTTTTACATCGGCCCACGTGCAATTTTATTTCTTTTTCTAATTGTTGTAAAAAACTTTCACGCTCTAAAAAATACCACCTTGTCTTATTAACTCGGCCTTGCCTTACCGGACGCATAACACCCCGCCCCGCTGTAAATAAACAACTAGCCCGGCACCCTGCGGACGCCTGGGGACATGTATTAAAACCGCTAGACTCGGCAGGGGCCAAATATAAAATAGCCGTCATTACTTTTAATTTTTGGCCTTTGATTGTTTTGGCGTTATTATCAACGTTCAATAACTTTTTTGATTTATTAAATTCTATTAACATCCTCTACCCCTTTCATGATTGTATTGATTATTTTTTGTTTTAAATTAGAATTTTTATTGCTTAACTTGGTGATTGTTTCCTCCTGATCTATCAACTTTTTTTGCAATGCTCTTATAAAGTGGGTAATATGCATATCACCGTATTTTAAAAATTTTTCTTTACTACTAGAATAATACTCAACTTCTAAAAATTCCGACATGTCACAAGGCACCGCCCGGTTATCAAGTATAGATTGTATTTCAAATATAGTTTTTAATTTCATGGTTAACAGTCCCCGCAATAGTTATTATTAAAGGGGTTGACGTAGTCGGCTTTTAATAAACAAGCGCAACTTAAACAATAAACCCCAGGTTGTGCATAAAATATTTTACCCGTGTTAATATCGACATGAGTAATTTTAAACTCCTGGCGCAGGTCATTTAATTTATGCTTTTTAAATTTTTCTACAAACTCCGAGTTAAACTCATCCTTTATAATTTGTAGTATTTCTTTTTTATTTAATTTTTTTAACATTATTCCTATATATTCCTATATAATTCATATGTCAATACTTATTATTATAAATTCTTATAATATCCTATTGACATTAATTTCTAATAATTTATAAAGATTGAAATTAACAAAAGGTGAAAATATGAAATATATAATAATTAAAAAATGGAAAATGAGAGGTGCCAAAGCCTCCTATTACCTGGAGGAAGTTACAGACTCTATAGAGGAGGCCAATAGAAAATTATCGGCTCATAATGTATTAAAAAAGGATGAGAACGATAGCTTTTATATCGTTCCATTTAATGAAGAAGTACTAGTTTTAGATAAATTAGCCTCTTAAAAATTGACAAAATAGGGTATCACCGTATATTAATTGTACGGTGAAACCCGAGTCAAAATTTTATCAACAAATCAAAAAAAATACCCCTTTAATTAAGTGGACTAGGTTGGAGTCCTGGGCCTCGTTCGGCGTTCCAGATTTATTAGGTTACCATGATTTATGCGGTTTTTTCATGGTCGAGTTAAAAATACAGACCGGCAATAAAATTAAATTTTCACCCCACCAGATACTATTTCACACCACCAGAAAAGAGCGTAATTTTATCTTGGTTAACCATAAAAACCCCGGCCCCCGTTCCTCTGTTAAACTTTACCGCTCCGCGGATATTGAAAAGCTTATCAACGACCCGCGCACCGCGTCCCCCCTGGCCGAAAATGATTTTACAAAAATAGAAAAAATATTAATCAATCAACAATAACCCCGAACCGCGCGCCCCGGTTCGCGGGCTGTCAACTGTCCAAAATGACGCGCGACAATTTGTCGCAGGTCATCGGCTCGTGGCCCTCGGGCCCACCCACCCGGCTAAAAAAAAAATAAAGCTTGCTCGCGAGCTCGTGCCCTCTGGGCTCCCACCCCTCCCCCTGCCTCGATTTTTTGAAATTTTTAAAAATAATAAACCCCGCTCCGCGATTTGCGAAGCGGGGTATTTGCGTATTTAAAACGCGCTAACAAGTAGGCGTTCGGTGTATGTTTTCCCGTCAATACTTCTTACGGGAATGACGGTCGTATATTCCTGCAAATGGTCGATATCTCTTATATCCTTATAATCCTTTTGCACCGCTTCGAAATTTTCGTACTCGGTAAAATCGCAACGGATCGCGACGGGATCAAAGGGAATGTCCTCCTCAAAGTCCTCGTAGTATTCAAACAAAGCTTTTGAGCCCTCATAGCTAAAGCCGTTTTGATCTTGTGTCATTATACCAATAAATTGGTATTCACTTATCGTATCAACTAGCATTGTTTCCTCTCCTCTTTTTGTTTCTGATCTCATCAGCTACGGCCTAACCGCAGGACGCCCCGCCTGGGGCGTTTCGATCTAGTTAATTAACTCTGCCTCTTTGTAAGCATTATCATCAAAACAAAGTTCGCCTTGAATATCCATGCCCCCATTGTCCAAAAGTATTTTTTTTGCTTCATCCTCATTGTTCGCAAATATTTCATAATAATAATAACAAGGTACTTTAAATTCGTATTTCCTCATCGCTTTTTTTCCTCCTCAATTAATTTATCAATTGTATTATAAATCAAATCCTCAACGCTCCTCAAAGTCATTGAACTTTCTAAATTTATAAAATGCGTTCGGTGACTGTGTTTGTGATTTAAGATCACCGACCAACGGCCCGCGTTGCTTTGTGGGCTTTCAATTTCCCACCCCTGGTATGCTCTCATAGCTTTTGTCCTTTCGTTGTTAAATTGTATCCAAGTTTTTTTATGCATTCAATAACCCCAGGCAACAAAGTTTTGTTGCCCGAGATGTTAGCGAATAGTTTTGCTTTATCGCATACGGGATAAATTAATTGGTTCCCGTAAACGCTTTTCTTTTCTACGATCAGTTCCATTATTTTTCTTTCCTCCTTTTTTCGTAATATGATTTTTGTATTTTTACTTCTTCTTCAGCGTAGGCAATTGCTCTGTCAATTGGTCTGTCAAAATTCAAAACCATGTCGACAATTCTTCTTAACCTTGCCCAATCCTCGTTCCACTTTCCGTAGGTCTTTCGGTCAATCGTTACGATTGCTTCAATTAATGCTCCTCGGTATGCTTCCATTCTTTGTTGGTCATTAGTCATTTTACTTTCTCCTTTTTGTTTTTAGTTTTTTAAATCTTTTAAAATTGCTAAAGAAAAAACTCTAACAAATTTTTTTAACCAATCTTGCTGTTTTAAAGACAGGTTTGGATTATTAAAAATTAAATGGATTGGCTCATAAAAAGACTTTGATACAATCTCAATTTTATTTGTATTAATCCATTTTTTATAAATAGATTTTAACTTATCAGTATGTTTCATTTTTTATTCTCCTTTGTAGTTTTTATATTTAAGAAGATGTTTCAAACAATCTTCTTTTTTTAATATTGTTTTTAAAGTTGGTTGCATCAACGGACATTTATCATCGTGTTTAAATCCAAACACCGCATGAACCAATTCATGATAAACAATATTTCTTAACGCATCTTCATTCATATCAATTGCTTTTTTTGTAATCCACAATTGACACTTTCCCCTGGATGCAAGTCCCAACAAGTTGTCCTCGCATCGCGCTTCGCCAATCCTTACTTCTACTCTTGGCAAAGTTTTAATATGATCTTTAACTTCATAGATCATATTGATTACTTTTCTTCTTAATGAATAAACTTCATCATTCATTTTAAAGTTTTTTATTTCTTTTGTTTGCATTTTTGTTTTCATTTTTCTTTCTTTTGTTTAAGCTTACAGTATCATTGTCCCTATTAGCATCAAGCATTATTATTAGAAAATCCCATAAGTAGTTGAATACATTAGATTAAAGTTATCCACAATCCACGGCTCGGTGACCGCGGTGCCCACCCACCCAGGTCGTTGCACTGTGGCAACAGTGTTGTAAATTTACAACAGTATGAGCTCGTGAACTATGGGCCCACCCACCCGTAAACAAACAACGTAGGGTACCTTAACCAAAGGTCAATCTAGAAAATCGAAACACCCCCACCCCCTTTTTCGGGCCCGCAGACAATAGACTTACCCTTATATCTAGGTTTTAGACATATACTTGCTAAAAAAACTAAATGGCATTACAATTATAAAATCAGAAAAATTTTATAGGGGGTACCCCTAAAAAAATAAAAACTCTGCAAAACAGAATGCCAAAAAAATTCTGCAAAAAATTTTATGGATGAAGAACTAATTAATAAGTTACCACCCGATGCGAAAAAAGAATTTATTAAATACGCATTAAAACTTTCCGAAAAAAAAATTAAATCAAAAGTCCACGATGACTTTATGGGTTTTGTCAAACATGTTTGGCCTGAATTTATTGAAGGTAAACATCATAAAATTATTGCGGATAAATTTAATAAGATTGCTACGGGAGAAATTAAACGACTAATTATTAACATGCCGCCGCGGCACACGAAGAGTGAATTTAGTTCCTTCTTACTTCCTGCCTGGATGATTGGCAGACGTCCTAAATTAAAAATTATTCAATCGACCCACACGACCGAACTTGCAGTTAGGTTTGGTAGAAAAGCAAAAAACTTAATGGACTCTCCAGAATATAAGCAAGTGTTTGAAACAAGATTACGAGAAGATAGTCAAGCCGCGGGCAAATGGGAAACAGAACAAGGCGGTGAATATTATGCAGCCGGTGTAGGATCGGCGATCACGGGCCGTGGAGCGGATTTATTGATTATTGATGACCCACACTCGGAGCAAGATGCGTTGAACATGCAAGCTATGGAACGAGCTTATGAATGGTATACCTCTGGTCCTCGTCAGCGTTTACAACCAGGCGGAGCGATTGTCTTGGTTATGACCCGGTGGAACATGAAAGATTTAACAGGGATGTTACTGAAAAGCCAAAAAGAATTAAAATCAGATCAATGGGACATTGTAGAGTTCCCTGCTATCTTACCTAGTAATAAACCTGTCTGGCCAGAATATTGGAAGCTAGAAGAATTAGAAGGAGTCAAAGCTTCTCTATCGGTAGGTAAATGGAATGCACAGTGGATGCAAAATCCAACATCGGAAGAAGGTAGTTTAATTAAAAGGGAATGGTGGAAGACTTGGGATAAAGGATATATTCCTCCTCTGCAACATGTCATTCAAAGTTATGATACAGCCTTTTTAAAAAAAGAATCTGCCGACTATTCTGCTATCACCACCTGGGGAGTTTTCTATCCAGACCAAGACAGTGAAGCTAATTTAATTTTATTGGATGCTGTGAAGGAACGATTAGAATTTCCCGAATTAAAGAAAAAAGCAATGGAACAATATAGATACTGGAATCCCGAAACGGTGATCGTGGAAGCAAAGGCTTCTGGAATGCCACTTACTTATGAGTTGCGTAAAATGGGGATACCTGTTATAAATTTCACTCCTAGTAGAGGAAACGATAAACATGCTAGGGTTAACGCCGTATCACCCTTATTTGAAAGTGGTGTTATCTGGGCGCCGGATGAAAAATTCGCTCAAGAGGTCATTGAAGAATGTGCAGCTTTTCCTTATGGGGATCATGACGATTTAGTTGACTCCATGACACAAGCAGTGATGCGTTTTAGACAAGGTGGTTTTATTTCGCATCCAGAAGATGAACATGAAGAAAAAATGCCACCAATGGAACGAACGTATTATTAAGGAATAAAATATGCCAATTGCACTTATGTTTCCCTTTGCTGAAGCTGCAGGACTTACTCTAGCTGGTTTAGGTATGCAAAAAGCTACAGAGTTGATTATGAATTATATTCAAACCAACCCAGAGAAATCAAAAAAAATTTTAGAAACTATTAGTCCAATAGGTGGACTTGGTTCTATTCTAATGAACAAAGAATCAGAAAAAGAAACTTCTAGTGAACCAGAAAAAAAAGAAGGACGTTCTAAAAAAGAAGTAGTGTTAGATGCTATCCGAGAAGGAAAAGCAGGTAGAGGAAATTACTCTAGTCCAGAAGCAACAGGACCTGCTACTAGTATTCGCGGAAATGTTATTAGAGGTTTAGAAGATGAAGGCTATGTAAGTAAAGAAAGAGTAACTCCAGGAGAAAAAGGTAAAAGCAAAGAAACTTTTGATTACAAAAAATTTTATAAAGCCGATGGTGGTTTAATAACTATGTTTAGGGAAAAATTATAATGGGAAGAGGTTTCACAAAAATGATTAAGAGCGCTGAAACGCAAGGGGTGCTTAAACAAATTCCTCCTGATGCAGCACAGGCAATGGGTCAAACAAATACTCTTTTAGGTAATATAGTAAAAGCAAGTGGCGTTGCAACTCCTGTAGTACAACCAGTGGCACCATTGCAATTTAATAATCCTGAAAGAGCAGAAAGAATTGAATCTTCTTTGGGTAGGGCTGCTTTTGGACCAGATAGAATTAGAGAAATTTTAATGCAATTAAAAGGTTTAAGTTTTTTAGCCGATGGTGGAAGAGTTGGATATGCTGCTGGTGGAGTAACACACGTAATTCCAAAAAATTTACCATTAACACTTAATGAAGCTATTAATAAATTTGGTTTTGATGCTGTTATGGGTAAAACAATTCAAAGCGGAGGAGAAGAACCTGGAATGTATCAACCAGGACAATATACGCAGTATTATAATTTAATGGAAGCAGAATCTGGCGGTGGAACAGGTTTAAAAGAACAATATAGACCTGCAATTGCACCAGTAGGTACTATTTTACCATCAAAACCAGGAACGATTGGTTATACAGGACCTGAAACGACAACTGCACCAGTAGCAGATATAGCAGGAAGAAGACAAAGAATAGAGGATTCATTAACAAGAGCAGCTTTTGGTCCGGAAAGAATTAGAGAAATTTTAAAACAATTAGAAGCTTCTAGTTTTTTCGCAGACGGTGGTATTGTTAGTTTATTAAAAAAATAATGGATATTAAATACAACGAAACATTAGGTTACTTTGTGAATACAGCTAATGATGAACCTGTAACTCAAGCAGAACTATTACAATGGGCGGATGAAAATCCAGAACCTTTAGAAGGACCTAAACAATCTAATACTGCTATGGTAAAACAATTAATAGAAAGTTTGACAGTTAAAGAAACCCCTGGTAATACAGAGGTAGAAGAAGGTGTTGAAACAATCAAAAAAACCATATAGA